TAGATGCACAGGCTAATACAACTTTATCAGGTGCAACATCTACTTTTGCTGCATCAGCACTTGACTTTGATGCACAGGCAAGTATAACTACTTCTAATGTAGTTGCTTCTTCTAGCATTAGTGACTTTACTTCTGTAACAGGTAAAGCTAATATTACACCAAGTGGTGCTACAGCTACCTTTGCATTAGACATAGACTTTGACGCTAAAGCAAACACAAGCATAGGTGGCTCTGTCACAGCTACACTTACTGCTGCAGATGTTGAGGGTGACGGTCAAGCAAGCGGCTTCTTAAGTACTACTGCAGCGTTCCTCTCTATCTACATCACAGACTTTGCAGATGAGGATGCACAAGCTAGAGCATTCATGCCAGTGGCAGCGTCTAGCATTACAGCAAGTGACTTCGGTGACGTAGACGCTAAAGCTAATACAACCAGTGAATCTGTAACAGCCGCACTAGCAGTATCAGCATTCGATGACGTATCTGCTAAAGCTAACACAACACCCAGCGCAGTAACAGCTACGATAGCTAACGCAGCGTTTGATGATGTAGACGCACAGGCAACAGTAGTACCACCATCAGCACTACTAACACAAGCTGTTAATTTAGATGACCCTATTGCTGTAAGATTTGACTTCGGGCAGTTTGCAGACGATTACGATAGATCAAGAGTGCTTTATATAGTTTCTTATGGTGGTAGTGATACCGTACACATTACAGAAGAAAATAGAACAGTTTATATAGATAAAGATATGCAGAACTATACTGTATATATTACAGCGTAAGGACAAACTATGTCTTATAAGTGGCCCAACAAAGACCCAGATGAAATGCTAGACTACAGTGTAGACTGGTCACGCTTTTTAGGCAGTGACACTATTTCTGCGGTTACTTGGTATATTTATGATGAAAACGATGTTAAAGAACAGGTATCTGATTCAGAAGTAGTGAACGGACTACAATTTGTTACAGGTACATTGTCAGGACAAGTAGCAACAGCACGTTTTAGTCTAGGTACTAATAATGTACGATATACAGTTGTGTGCCGTATAAACACAGGTCAAAACCTACAGTATGAACGTTCTATCTTCCTACGTGTTAAGGAGAAGTAACATATGGCATATGATTATATTTCATTAGTTAATGATATTAACCGTAGACTTAATGAAGTAGAGCTTACTACATCTAACTTTTCTACAGCCACAGGCTATTATAGCTTTGCTAAAGATGCAGTCAACAGTTCTATTCGCCACATCAATCAAGAAGAGTTTGAGTGGCCTTGGAATCACGTAGAGGAAGAAGAGGTACTTGTACCGGGCGTATCACGTTATGGCTTCCCCTATGACGCTAAAACTATTAACATGAATACTTTTCGTATTAAACGTGATGATACTCTAAATGTCAGTACGCAAAAACTAAAAGTTATGTCTTACGAAGAATATTTAGAAAGACATGCTGACTCTGAGTATAATACAGGTACAGACAATCGCTCTACACCTACACACGTAGCACGTACACCTAGTCGTGAGCTTATCCTGTATCCTAATCCTGACAAAGCGTATGAGCTAGTCTACGAGTATTTCCGTACAGGGTATGATTTAGAAAACCACAGTGATGTACCTGCTTTACCAGAGCAGTATCGTTATGTGATTGTAGACGGTGCAATGTATTATGTTTATCAATTCCGTGGTGACATGCAAGCAGCGCAACTATCTTTAAATAAGTTTGAGCAAGGTATTAAACAACTTCGTAGCATTCATATTAATCGCACAGATTACGTGCGTGATACAAGAGTACATTACTAATGGCTACACAGTGGCAGACATTTCCTATTGAGTTTCGTGGTGGGTTGATTTCTAACCTATCATCATTACAGCATGGTACTAATGCTGTTGGCTCTGCTACAATATTACAGAACTTTGAACCTAACAAAGAAGGTGGCTACTCTAAACTAAAAGGCTATGAAAAGTTTAGTGATACAGAGGTAACAGGCTCTGGACCTATTCTAGCATTAAAAGTTATATCTTCTGGTCGTATGATAGTAGCACGTAAAAACGCTACTAATTATACAGAGTACTACTATGGCACAGGTTCAACATGGACTAGTATGGCTACTAGTGCTAGTACCAATGGTGGTAAAGCTCGTCACGCAGAGTATAACCTAGATGGTGATGACAAGGTAGTATTTGTGGATGGTACTAACTATCCTGCTATTTATAATACTTCTGGTAATACTATGACATTCATGACATCTGCTGATAGTACAGATGTTAGTGGTGCAGAGAATGTAGCTATATTTAAGAACACAGCGTTTTATTCTAAAGGTAATAACATATTCTTTACTGCACCTTTTAGTGTAGATGATTTTAGTGTAGCTAATGGTGCAGGTAGCATCAATGTAGGTCAAGATATAACAGGATTAGTAGTTTTTCGTGATCAGCTAATTATTTTTACTACTAGTAGCATTAAAAAACTTACTGGCAATACCACATCAGACTTTCAAGTGTCCCCTATTACAGATCGTATTGGTTGTATCAATGGTGATACTATTCAAGAAGTTGGTGGTGACATTATGTATCTCGCACCTGATGGTATCAGATTGTTGAGTGCTACTGACCGTATTGGTGACTTTGGTTTGGATATCGCATCAGACGCTATTGCTAAAGATGCTAATACATTTTTAAATTCAGCGTCTAACTTTAGCTCTGTGCTGTTACGTGAAAAAGCTCAATACCGTATCTTTGCTTATGTAGCATCAGAACAACAGAGTGCTGCTAAAGGTCTTATAGCTACTAAATTTGTGTCTCAGGGTGCTTCTGGTATTTCATGGGCTACAACAAAAGGTATAAAAGCGTATGTAGCAGACAGCCGTTACTCTGGTGATCAAGAGACTATAGCGTTTGCTAATGAGGATGGCTATATTTATGAAATGAACACAGGCAGTGATTTTAATGGCTCAATCATTGAAGCCATCTATGAATCACCTTTTATGCCTATCTCTGATCCACAGGTACGTAAGACATTCTATAAGATGACTTTGTATGCTGAACCTACAGGTAGTATGGAACTAGACATTAACCTTAAATATGATTTTGCTTCAGGCACAAACACAGCAGTAATTCAACCTCAAACATTTAATATTACGAGTACAGGGACCGCTATATTCTTGTTTGGCGGTTCTAGTTCTGTATTTGGTACTTCTACTTTTGGTGGTGAGCTAGACAACGTTTATAACTCTAATATTATTGGTTCAGGTAAAACAGTAGCACTTCGTATTGAAGACAATTCAACAAACCCAACATTCACACTCGACACAGCATTGTTAGAGTTTAGACAAAACGATAGGCAGTAATATGGCAGGATACACACGTCAGGATACAGCAAACAACATTGCTAACGGTAACGTTATTGATGCAGATGACTTTGATGCGGAGTACAACGCCATTGAATCTGCGTTTAACGCTTCTACAGGTCACACACACGATGGTACAACAGGTAATGGTGCGCCTATTACAAAGGTTGGCCCAAGCCAAGACCTTGTTGTGTCTGCTACTAGTGTATTACCAAAGACCACAAATACATTAGACTTGGGATCAAGCTCTATACAATTTAAAGACGCTTTCTTTGATGGTACAGTAGATTCTGATGCATTTATTGGGCCTCTTACTGGTGATGTCACAGGCAATGTAACTGGTAATGTTACAGGCGATCTAACAGGTGACGTAACAGGTAATGTTACAGGTAACCTTACTGGTGATGTAACTGGTGATGTAACTGGGGATGTCACTGGCAACGTTACAGGTGATCTTACTGGTGATGTAACTGGTAACGTCACTGGAGATGTTACTGGGGATGTTACTGGTAACTTAACAGGAAACGTAACTGGTGATGTGACAGGTAACGTCACAGGTGATCTTACTGGAGATGTTACTGGTGATGTGACAGGTAATGTAACTGGTAACGTAACTGGGGATGTTACTGGTAACTTAACAGGAAACGTAACTGGGGATGTTACTGGAGATATTACAGGTGACGTAACAGGAAACGTAACTGGTAACCTAACAGGTAATGTCACATCTACAGGTGCTAATACTATGGCAAGTCTTACCACAACAGGTAACGTTGTTGTAGGTGGTGATCTTACTGTATCAGGTACAACTACTACTGTTAATACAGAGACAATCAATTTAGCAGATAACCAGATCGTACTCAATAGTAATGAAACAGGCACACCTACACAAAATGGTGGTATTGAGATTGAACGTGGTACTGAGACAAACAAGACACTCTTATGGTACGAGAACGTAGATGAGTGGTCTGTAGGTTCAGAAACATTTGAAGCAGGTACATTCAAAGGTGATCTAACTAAAGCTAGTGATCTTACAATAAGTGCTACAGGTACTGGCGATATTACACTAGACGCTGCTGGTGATATTATCCTAGATGCTGATGCTAATGCACAGGTTATCTTTAAAGATGGTGGTGTCAGTAAGTTTTTGTTTGATGGAAATTCAGGAAGTATTCAAACATACACAGGCGATCTTCAGATTAGAACGACTACTTCAGGCGCAATCTTAATACAGTCTACAGGCTCTGGTAATGATGTAACTTTAAAAAGTTCTAATGATGCTATCCTTGATCCAGGTACAGGTGTTACAAAACTCTACAGAGGTGGTACTCAACTAGCACAACTAGACACAGGCTCTACTTACGGCGATCCGCTAAAGATTTCTACGTCTGCAACAGCTACTGGTACTATGACTGAAAGCCTTTGGGTAGACCAGTATGGTGTTAATGTCCTGTATGGTTTGCGTGTTGGTGATAGCAGTAATCCTACAGAAAACGATATTTATGCCACAGGGGATATTATAGCTGCTCAAGCTATGGTCGCTGGCGATGCAATTACTGCAGGTGGAAATTTAACTGCAGGTGGAGATTTAACTGCAGATAATGATATCATTATGACAGCAGGTGCGTCTGACTGGAAAGTAGAGGTAGGTGCATCTAATGAGCTAAATATTTATTATGGTTCAACTAGGTTATTTGAATTAGATAGTTCAGGTAATCTAACAGTACGTGGCAACGTAACAGCATTTGATACGAGTTTATAATGGCTTTACAGTCTTCAGGTTCTATCAGTTTAAATGATATCCAGACAGAGTTTGGTGGTACTAATCCTATTAGTATGTCTGAATATTATCGGGGTGGCTCTTTTGTAACAAATAACAATACAGGTGTTCCTACTTCTGGGGAGATATCTTTTTCTGACTTCTATGGTGCGACACAGTTGTTCACCCACACGATCACATCTAACCAAGAAGAGATTAATCTTGCGACATACTTAACATCTCAAGGTTGGACTAGCGGTTCACCTATTATATTAACAATTAATAGTGGCGTGTACATTTGGTCAGATGATACTTCTATACCAGCCCTTACAATTCCAAGCTCACTTAATGGGTTACTTACAGTCACTAATAACGGTTTTATTATAGGTAAAGGCGGCGAAGGTGGTTCAGGGTCAACTGCTGGTGCTGATGGTGGCGACGCAATATCAAACGCTGCAACTGGTGTGACATGGACGAATGCGTCTGGTTCATACATCGCTGGTGGTGGCGGTGGTGGCGGTGGTGGTACAAACGCTGGCGGCGGTGGCGGTGCTGGTGGCGGTGCTGGCGGCACATATGGTGGCTACGCAGGTGGTGCTGGCGGTGCAGTAGGCGCAGGCGGTTCAGCAGGCGCTTTTGCCCTCAACGGCAACCTCACAGGCAATGCTGCGGGTGGCGGGGGCGCAGGTGGCGGCGGTGCGGCAAGTAACTATACGTCAAGCGGCAGCAGTATTGGTGGCGGCGGCGGTGGTGGTCGAGTACTCACTGGAAGCGGTGGTGGCGCAGGTCGGGCTGGTAACGCTGTAAACTTTACTCTTGGTGGTGTAGGCGGCTCTGGCAACAGCGCAGGGGGTGGCGGATCAACCACAGCGTCAGCTACAGGCTGGGGCGGTGGCGGCGGCGGCTGGGCTGCGTCAGGTGCTAATGGAACTGGTGGTTCTGGTGGCTCTGGTGGTGCTGCAATAGTAGGCACAGCTTTTGCAACATACACTAATAACGGTACTGTATACGGATCAGTAGCATGAGTATTAACTTGACACCAGAAGAGCTAGAGGCTATGCTTGATCGTGCAGCAAGACGTGGTGCTAGAGAAGCACTAAAGTCGCTTGGCTTGCAAGATGATGACGCACATAAAGACTTACTTGAGATGCGTACTCTACTAGAAGCATACCGCGATACAAAGAAAAGCATTTGGCAAACAGTAGTAAGAATATCAACAGTAGCATTGCTATCATTTATAGCTGCATCTGTGTGGATGCAAATAGGGAATAAATAATTATGGCTAAAAGATTTGCAGGGTTCACCCCAGAACAGATGGGCAAGATTGTACCTGAGATGCAGGGTATGCAAGGTGATGAGCAAGCTAAATTCTTGGCTGCTAACCCTGCTGCCGCTGCACGTGTAGGCAAGATGGCAGAAGCTGCTCAGAAACGTATTGGTATGGCATACGGTGGTATGGTTAAGCCAAAGGGCTATTCTGAAGGTGGTCAAGCTACCCTAGATGCAGCACAACAGAAATATGCTGATGCTCAGAATGCTCTTACTGCAGCACAGCAAAACCTAGCAGCTAACCCAGAGGACCAAACTCTTGTAGATGCTGTAACTAAAGCACAGGCTGCTGTTACATCTGCTTCATCAGAGATACAGAATGCTACTGCTGCTTTGACAGCTACAGATACTAAATCACTGGCAGAGATGCAAGCTGAAGCTACAAGTGATCCTATGAGCATGGTAACTAAAGGCACAGCAGCTACCGTTAGTGATGAAGATAAAGCTGCTGGCACTATTGCTGCAGGTACAGGTCAAGCAGGTACTGCACCACAGGCTACGGCTACAACGGCTGCTGCTGCACCGGGTGCGGCTGCGCCTACCGTAACACCTGCTGCTACCATGACTGCTGCTACTGCTGAACAAGGCGTACAGCAAGCACTAGCTGGCGTAGCTCCTGCACAAGGCACAGTAAGCGCAGATGCTCAAGTACAAGCTGCACAAGGTGACCCTACACAGTTAGCACAGCTAGGACTACAGGCTGCACAAGGACAAGCGGCTACTGTACAAGGTGCGCCAACACGTACTCTTACCAAAGATGAACTAATCTCTGGTTCTACTGTAGATCAAGCTGCTGTACAGCAAATCTATGGTACACAACAATTAGAAGCTGCTACTGTATCAGGTGAGATGGATCGCTTGATGAATGACTTCCAGAGTGGCAAGACACCAGCTTGGGCTGCAGGGGCTATGAGAGCCGCATCAGCGAAGATGGCTGCACGTGGTTTATCTGCATCTTCTATGGCAGGTATGGCTGTTGTACAAGCTGCTATGGAGTCTGCACTACCCATTGCACAGATGGATGCTGCTAACAAACAGCAAGTGGCAGTAGAGTCAGCCAAACAACGTGCTGCATTCCTTAATATGGAATTTAACCAAGAGTTTGAAACCAAGGTTCGTAACGCTGCAAAGATTAGCGAAATTGCTAACATGAACTTTACTGCAGATCAGCAGGTGGCTCTTGAGAACGCTAAAATGGCTCAGACCATGAACCTAGCAAACCTGTCTAATCGTCAGGCTAAAGTAATGGCAGATGCTGCTACTATGGCTCAGATGGATTTGACTAACTTGAATAACCGTCAGCAAGCACAAGTACAAAACGCTAAAGCATTCTTGCAGATGGACATGGCTAACCTAAACAATGAACAACAGACTGCCATCTTTAAAGCACAACAGATGACTAATACATTGTTAACGGATGCTGCAGCAGAGAACGCTGCACGTCAGTTTAATGCATCATCAGAGAACCAGACTAATCAATTCTTTGCTAATCTGACTAGCCAAGTAGAGCGTTTCAACACAGAGCAAGCCAATCAGATCAATCGCTTTAACGCTGGTGAAGCAAACGCTATCTCACAGTTTAACGCTACACAGTTAGCAGCACGTGAGCAGTTTAATGCAGCTAATTCTCTTGTGGTTGCTCAAGCTAATGCACAATGGTTCCAGTCTATTACTACAGCAGAGACTGCAGCACAGAACCAGATGAACCGTGATGCAGCTATCCAAGCAAGTAAGATGACAGAGACAGCCTACAATGCTGCTGTACAGCTAGAACGCGATACAATAAGCTACGCATTTAGATCAGGTGAATCACAAGCTGAACGTGATCTAGAGATCGTACTACAGGGTATGCGCAATAAGATGTCAGAAGCTCAGATACAGGCACAAGTAGACCAAGCTAAAGGTAGTGGCTGGGGTACTATCGCTAATACTGTTGTAGAGCTTGGTTTGAAAAAGATATTTAAATTAAAGTGAAGATAGGAATAATTATAATGGCTGGAATGTTTGGCTCACAATATAATGATACAAAGGTCATGATTGATGATCTGTCTAACTTATCTCAGATGAATACAGCAGCAAAAGCTAGTAGTGAAGGTGTCATGAAACCACCTAAAGGTGAAGACATGGACGCTGGATCGTGGTGGGCTTGGCTGAGTGGTTACACACGTCAGAAAACCCAAGAGAATGTTGCACGTGTCCAAGAAGAATTAGCTTCTATGGGTGTAGATACTACTGGCCTATCACCTGAGTATCAGCAGAGTATGCTAGAAGGTATTCAGCAAGCACAAGCATATCGTGATAAGTGGAATATCACTACAGCATTAGGTGATGCACCTACTATGCTAGAAGAGCAAGGTGTATTCCCACAAACATCTGTAGAGCAGCCTGTAGGTGTTACTGAAGAATCATTAGATGCTGGTGAAACACCAGAGAAGCCTAGCTTAATGGATCGTGCTATTAGCATGTTCACACCATCAGAGCCAGAGCCTGATTCAGTAGATACGTCCAAGCCAGAAGCTGGTTTGATGTCACCAGCAGAAATTACCACATCTGTTAATGATCCCACACAAGCTTTACTAGAGCGTATTGCTATAGGCGAAGGTGCAAAACCAGAATTACTTAAATTACAAGAGAAACACGGTATAGGTACTACTCAATATGACATGGTTTATGGGTTTGGAGACTATGTAGTACCCAGTAAACCTGTGTCTGAGATGACTATGAAAGAGGTGTTTGATTACCAGAAAGAGCTAATTAATGCTACAAAAGGTAAAGTACCGGGTACTAATTTAGGAACAAGCGCAGTAGGAAAGTATCAATTTGTAAAAACTTCCTTATTTGGTAAAGGCGGTACTGCAGATAAACCCGGTAAAAACTCTTGGGCTGACAAGCTAAACCTAAAAGCCGATACAGTATTTACGCCTGAGATACAAGAAAAGCTAGGTATGTTGGTCCTAAAAGAAGCTGGTTATAACTCTTACATTAGAGGAAAAAAGTCAGAAGAGTCTTTTCTTAATAGTATTGCAAGCAAATGGGCCTCTGTTGAAGGCTCGACAGCCAACCAACACATAGCTACTAAAAAAGCAGATTTAAGACCCATTCTTGCGGATATAAAATCTTTAATCACAACGCGAGAAGATACCAACAGGGAAACATCACCACGCCCAATGTTAAGGCC